CATATTTGATTTCTATTTGATGGCCATATGGTGCCAACATATCCAGTATTCTATAGTGTTGTGGATCCATTAGTGGTTCTCCTCCAGCAAACTCTACCCTGCGAAAGTAAGGCAATAATTTTTCTAAACTAGCCCACCATTTTGGATCATCCTGAAACTTGTCTAAGAAAGGTTTAGTTTCTAAATTGTGTTTTTCCACAATATCATACATAATGTTACCTTCTTTTTTATAAAATTCTTTTACCACACTCCAATCATTCCAGCTGGTACTATCCATAGGATGACACATGCGACATTTAAGATTACAAAGGTTGTTTAATTTTAATTCTATAGTAGGAATTTCAAAAGGCATAGAAAAATCATCTTTTAGTTTTTCCATCGCATCTGGATAAAGATTCACACGTGCTTCAGGTATATTGCCTCTGATATGTCTTTGTCTAAGACTTTCTACACCTTGATCTTCCAGTCTAAAACATGCATCACATTCTTTGGGGCGTTCACCATTTAGTACCTGTTTTCGTATACGTTTCATTGCGTCATTATTCCATATTTCTTCTAAAGTCTGTTCGCCCACATAACCTACCGGTTGACTGCGACAACAAGCCGTTACTGCACCATCTTCTCTGGTAGCTAGTCCTGTGAATGGGTGCATACAAAATGTTTTACTTAATTTTTTCAATGGCCCACTTCCTTTCTTTACACCAAAAACATTCACCACATTCTGGCACATATTGATTACTCACGTAATTGGTATGATTTATACCTTGAATTTCTCCTTCACAACTTCTAGTGATATCAAATAAATCCTGTATGTTTTGTGTCATATACTGTTGTACTACCCAATCTTTTTCTACAAATCTTAAAGGATGCAATGCCCATTTGTTCATGTGTCTCATAATCTGTAAATGTTTATTATCTTCATTAATCTCTATATCTCGTTCACGCATGCCGCCCAATGATATGTTTCTAGGATTACGAGTAACTCCATTGTAATATGCTTCACATTGATTTTGATCACACACATATTCGGCAAAAGCTCTTATCTCTATGTTGTCACCACTAACTTTCTTGCCGTATTCATCAGTGAGATTAGGACCAGTGTGAGCATATTCTAGATCTGGTGCAATGAAATTTTCATATCTTTTAAATGTAATATTAGGAAATCTATCACACAGCCATTTGTACACTGCCATGCTGTTGTCACGCTGCCAAGGTTTGGTTTTCCAACATCTTATGTGACTTATCACATGCATTTCAATATTTAATTTGTTTTTTTGAAAAATATCTGCCAGTAGATACCCCAGCAGTGCGCTGTCAGCTCCTCCAGATATACTGATACAAATTTTTTTCCAATCATATGAAAATGGAATATCTACCTTATCTATATTGTAAAAACTGAGATTAGACATGCGTCTCCAAATAATTTATAAGTTTAGATACTCCCAAAGGTCCTTTACCACTCATGGCTAGGTGTATACATTTGGTTTCTAATAGATTAAAATCTTTACATATTTTTTTATAGTGATCTTGATGTTCTGTCCAAAGATAATCCATTGGAAATTTTTGCATAAAATGCATGCCTATTTTAACAGCAGCTTTGATCACCATGTTGTAGTCATTCATGAGACTGATTGAATCATTAACTTGTTGATCTTTGTGCCATCTTACGCCAATTCTATTCCATCCTAGTCCTAATCCTTTGCTTAAACTGCTGGCAAAACTCACTATGGCTGGATGATTAAAATCAAATTCAATATCTTTGCAACATGACATCCATGCTCCGTCGATGTGTACAGGAATATTTTTTATAAGTGCTTGATTTAAAATAGATTGCATGTCTTTTCTCATGTCTCCTGTGCTGGGAAATGGCATTGCAATTATCAATGGTACAGTTTCTTTTAAATTTTCTATTTTTTTTATTATGTATGCTCGACCCAATCTTTCATGATATCTGTAATCATTTTCGAACACTTGTACATTGCCTTGCATGTAGAGATTATCAATATACTGCGTGCAACCTAAAATTACGTCTTTTCTTTGGAAACTGAGATGGCCTTTGAATCTGTTAATGGTTGAAGAAAAAATATATTGTTCAAACTTTTGAATAAATTGAACACATAACTCTTTGTCTATATTTTTGTCTATTCCTCCAGTGAGTACATTGGTGATTTCATTCTTAATTTTTTGATCACTTAATGGACTTGGGCGATGTGTTTCTAAATTTTTTTCAGAATAGTAAGCAGTTTGAGTCATTTATATAATCCTGTTGTATTTAAGTGTTGTGTATTTTGTTCAAAATCTTTTATGTACCATGTGGCTTTAAGACAAGAATTTACATTTTGTTCCATAAAATCAGTCACACGCCCCGTGAGTTTGTTGTAATGCACTAATCCAGACCATGCATGGTCTGATAAAATTAAACTAATTTTTTCTTTGTGTTTTTTAAGATAATTTATTAAATTGTTTTCTGCATTTATTCTTTGTGTAAGACTGACAAATGCCGCATTGGGTTCATAGCAAAACACATTGCTTAGATTAACTATTGTATTATGATCATTTATTACAGGAACACTAAAATTTTTTAGTATATCGCAGTGATGAAAACTGAAATGTAAGTGCTCTACTATATGCCATAAATGTTTGATTTTATCAAAATGTAAATCAATTTCTTCTTTAGAATTTATCCAATCGTTTGTATTTGTGGGCATCACTGATTTAAGAAAAGAATAATAATCTTTGCCTTTGAATTTTTCTACAATATTTTTTATATAACGCAAAGCATTTTCATTATGATCATAAAAAGATATCAAAGTATTGTCAGTGTAACCATATTTGTGCAAATAAAACAGCCAGTTCAATCCACTAGCAGGTGTGATTAACTGCATGCAGGGTCCTGCAATCTGTAATTGTTGTGGTTCTTCAGTATTGATAGGATAGAACAATTTATTTTTTGCAAATTTATATCGGTCATGTATAAATTCACTGTTTTTTATAAAATCTTCTTCATATTGAGCGTAATAACAACGTTTACTATTGCGTATGATCGGGTCAAATATCAACACATTCTCTTGATTTTCCAATGCCATACTCAATATCTCATTGCCATGCCATTTGTGCTGATATTGTTTTTTTACAGTGCCTGATTTAATCCATAAAGGAGTATAATCATCATGATAATTTTCCACACTTCTTATAGGTTCCAAGTGTTCATGTGTGGCATTCATCTGAATTTGCGTAATGTTTGGCATATTGTATTGGGCATATTTTTTTAAATTGATCACATAACATTGTGAATGTAATTCAAAATACCCTTCATGTCTATCCAACACATGACCTGCTAAAAAAAAATCTTTTGAGCACAATTCTGTCAATTGATTAAAAAAAATAGAGCCTAAAAATTCTGTATCTGCATCAAAAACCACGGCATGACTATATTTTTTTGTAATTGTTGGCAAGACTTGGTTCACATCCAATGTATTAATAAGATCATAACCTTTGCTGCAGATGTTGCTGATACTGTAATCAGCAATATTTTTTATAATTGTTCTATGTTCATCATTTTGGATCAACTGTGTGTTGTCCACACATATAAAAATTATATCTGATTTTTTGTTAACTGAATCAAAGTATACCATTTTTTATTACACTCCTAGCAATTAATTCACAAAATTTTTCACGCTGATTACCCACGTGTGCTTGAGCAATCATGTGTATTCTATCTTCTGCACTATTGTTTTTTACAGTGTGATTATTCAGTATGTTGATTAAAAATACACTGCCTGGTTTCCAAGGCACTATGCCGTGGTTTTCTATCTCCATAATACAATCTTTAGGGTGAGTAATGCTGCAATTAATAGGCAATAGATAATCTAACAAATCTATGTTATCTAACATGTTGGTTGGAGAATCATTGTGCAGTCCCACATATCCATTAGGTGCTAATTTCATAAATCTAACTCTAGTAAATTTTTCTGCAGGAAAATTTTTCCAAAATTCAGTAGCTTTTGGAGCTAATTTTGCCAGAGCAGTCCAATAATAAGGAGCATTTAACTCATCCACATGTCCATATTGTTGTGACACTTGAGTTTTAGTAATGCCCAAACCATGCACACAACAACTTTGCCATCCTTTATGATTTTCTCCTTCTCTGTGATCCACGTAAAAGTCATTCACAGCAGATAATTCTTGATGATCAATGTAATTTTCAAATGAAGTATCCAGTTGTAACCAACCTATTTGTTTTTTTTTAAATTTTTCTAATATTTGTTTGGTTATTTGTTCATTGTTCATTGTTTTTTACCTACAATCATAAATCTTTTGTATTTCTCTGTTTGTAATTCACTGGGTTCTACAATAGGATACAGTTTACTTTGTGAAACAAACTGATTTAAATCTTTCATGGGATTCACATGTTCAGGAATCACATAGTCATTGCTTTGCAACACAATAATTTTGTCTTTGGGTATTAAATTCAACCATTCATTGTATTGTTCTGTTGTCAAATGCTCGCACACTGTATTAATAATCATATCATATCCACCATAATCTTTATAAGTCATCATGTCTTGAGTGACAGCACGGAATCTTCCAGCGATTTCATACTGTTTGTTCATGGTATTTGCTGTGAGTTCACACTTGCTGTCTATGTCTATACTGGTTATTCGGTTCACATACAGATCACTGTTGAACAACAGTGTGGCCATCACTCCATACCATCCGCCACAGATCAAAATATCCATGCTGTGTGCTCTGGGTAATTTTTTTAATTGTTCAATCAACCATACTTTGCTGTTGATTTGACCTTTCCAGAAACTTTCCAGTGTGCGATATCTATCATCAGACTGTCTGATAGCATCCATCCAAAATAAAACGTCTTGTATATTAATTTTCAACAAATTGTGCTCCTAGTTTATCAAATGAACCACATTGTTTGGTGCATTCTTTCAATCCCACTGTACCCCATTGTGCTTCTATCTTGGTAAAGTAACCGCTATCAAATATTTCCTCCAGCGTTTGACGATGCAGATTGGGAAATTCTGAAATTTTTTCCATGTAATCAATTCTAGATTCTTGCATGGGAGGAATCCATTCCATATCCAACCAGCAACAAGGTGATACATTGCCACACGCACTCACATAGATTTGTTTACCTTTTTGTGCTTTGCACACAATATGTGGTTTTTCTTCTTTCTGTGATTGTTCAATTAGTGGTATCATGTCCAAACTGTTTTGAGTGGGCTTTATTCTGTGTGTGGGTCTGCCCGCATCATCAATCACTTGTAAATAATCTTGTTTGAATCTACTAGTGTGTTTGATTGAGAAATCCACAAAGCCCATTTGTTTGCTCATAACTCTTGCTTGTTCAATTTGATGTTCATTGTGAGCAAAAACCAGCATGTGCCATTTGGCCACTCCACCTGCTGTGATGAATGCCTCAGCATTCTGCATGATTTTGTCAAAATCTGTGCTGATCCTGTACAAGTGATTGGTATCTTTTAAACCATCCAATCCAAATGTAACTTTGACCTTTAATTGTGCCAGTCTCTTCCACCATTCTGGGTCTCTGGCACTGCCGTTGGTGTGCATGGCCAGTCTAATATTAGTATTCACTTCACGCAGATACTGATATATTTCCAATGTGTCTTTGGATATGATTGGATCTCCCAAATTACCACACATGAACAAACTGTGTAATTGTTTTACAAATTTTTCTGGAAACCATTGTTTGAATTGTGCCACAGTTATTTCTTCCAACTTAATAAACGGATTCAAAGGACCTCCACTGATTCTTCTAGGACACATGGGACACTTGGCTTGACACTTGCTGGTGATTTCCAAATGAATATCTCTAATATCTTCGTATCTATACATGTCTAGCCTTGGGTATTTTTGAGTCTGCTGAACTCACACAAGTGGGAGTGATGCAAATTCTTGGTTTGTCAAACAGTTTGAACCCTTGTTCTATGCTGCCCAGTGGTTCATCATGACAACTGTAACTGCGTTTGACTTCTCCGCCTGGTTCTCTGATGATACAACTTTGATATCCAGCATTACAGTGCCATCCTTTAAACTTGTTGAAGCCAAAAGCATTGAATCGCTCTGCTTGATCCATGTAATACTTGTTGCCTTGAGCATCCTGCATCTCAATTTGAAACAAGTCTTTGTAGTTTTCACCTTCCTGTATGCGTTGTGGAAAGCCTGTCTGCAATGTGTTCAATTGTGCAGTGCTGTAACCCTCTATCACATGACTGGCAGTGGGATCACTCTGTGGTTTTAGTGTGACATTGATGCCTCTGGAATTAAATCTTGCGCATCTGTCATAGTATTCTGTGAATCTATCAGGCACCATCACTTGATTGATTGTGACAAACACATTATGCTTCATTAACAGCAATATTTTATCTCCAAATTTTTGTTCATCAGCAAATTCAGCATGAAAACTTGCAGTGATGCTGCGACGGTTCAATGTTTTTGTGGCTTCCAACCATCGCTCCCACCATTTTTCTGAAGGACTTAGGTTGGTGGTCATGTGAATACTTTGATATTCAGGAGCAGTATCAGCACTGTAGTGCTGTACCAATTGTAAAAAATCTTTGTAGGCAGTGGGTTCTCCACCTGAAAAACTAAAATGATAGTCAGTGAATCCATTCAACCTGGCCTGGCGTTTGATTTCATCCACCACTGTTGTGTAAACTGACAATGGTCTGTGATCTTTCTGTTTGCTTTTGGCATAAGGCCAGCAGTAAGAACAATCATAATTGCAAAAACGAGCCAAGATCCAGCTCACAGAAAATAATTTGCTGTCCAGCATGGTGCGTTGACCAAAGTTTATGATTTTATCAAATGGAATATTGCTGTCTATCATAATATTTCTTTTTCCATGTGTGGAAACTGTCCCACAAATGTTAATTTTAACCATTCAAAATTGTTGATCATTCTCAAAGCATCAGAATTACTTCTGTGGTCTGTGCCATACACTCTGCCTGCCAAGGCTCCAGCAATGGCATATTCTCCGTATGGTTGATCTGCACCCACTGTGCACCAAATCAACAATCTTTTTTCAGTTTCTTTGTCCACTTGACGATCAATCACTTTGCTGCTGAGTTTGACACACTCTCTAAAAGCACTTTTCCATGTGTTGAATGGATCTGTGTTAAACATGGTCACATTAGAAACTTGTTCATTAGCAAAAAAAACATCTGATATGCTGGTGGTCATGTCTATTCTATTAGTATCCATTTGCATAGTTAATCTTTTAGGCAATAATTTTACACCTCCATAGCCATATTCTAATTCATTGATGGGATTTGAACTCCTCCACACATGCACAGCATTAAGATACTTGTCCGGCACAACAAAATCAAACTGAAAATCATCTTTGATCACTGCATCTGCATCTACTACCCAAAACATTTTGGTCAAACTCAATGTGGCTGCTTTTATATGTGCTTGATGTATGCCTTTAATTCCATGCACACGCTGAGCTAGTGGAAATCTTTTCTTTAAGTGCAGATAATTTGTGTCAGCATGGCTTTCATTGTAACTGATAAAAAATATATCGTACATTATATGGTCTTTCTAATCGTACGGGGTGGGTTATGGTACAATTTTTTAAAAAATTTACTGTTATCAACGTCGAAAGGTTCTATAGGAAAGTCTAATGCATGAATATCTTTGATTTCTTTACCTAAAATTATGCTTTTTTGTTTGGCATCTTTTTCATTGCAAGTATTATTATTACTAAAACTTAACCATAATTGCTCTAATGTTTTAAAATCTCTAACCTGTGTATAGTCCCACATGGTGCAAAGTACTCTATAACAGCCTTCTCTGGCTCCTGCAATAGCCCAAATACCATTCTGCAGATCCTGACCCACAGTCATCCAGATCAACAATCTATGATAGTTCTGCCACCACAGTTCATTTATGTGTTTGATTCTATAATTTTTACTCAAACTC